CATAAAGTTGACAATGAACAAAAAGAAGTAAGCGTTTCAGGAGTCAAAGGACACATGGACTGTACTATTGATGGAGAAGTGGTTGATATTAAAACTGCATCTGGATTCGCATTTAAAAAGTTTAAAGAAGGTACACTAGCTGAGCAAGATACATTTGGTTACTTACCTCAGTTGGCAGGTTATGAAGAGGCTGAAGGTACAAACGAAGGTGGATTCTTAGCTATGAATAAAGAGTCAGGTGAGATAGCTTTGTTTAGACCATCTGAGTTTGATAAACCTAATATTAAAACAAAAATAAAAAAGGTTAAAGATTCTTTAAAGTTAGAGACTCCTCCAGAACTTTGTTATAATCCAGTTCCAGAGGGCAGCTCAGGAAATATGAAACTTCCTAGAGAGTGTGTTTACTGTAGACACAAATTTGAGTGCCATAAAGATTCTAATGAAGGTAAAGGACTAAGAGTGTTTAAATATTCTAAGGGTCTTACGTATTTAACTAAGACTCCTAAGCCACCTAAAGTTTTAGAGGTAACGAATGAATGGAAAAAAAGCACGACAGCTTCGTAAGAAAGCTAAACATTTACTAATTGATTGGCTTAGAAGTATGACTCCAGAAGGAGAAGACTCTAAAAAAATTAATGAAAAAAATTTACATGAATTTTTACCTGAGCAAACGCATGTTTACTTAAATAATAAATTTATGTTGAGTGCTTACTCTTATAGATGGTTTTATAAAAAAATAAAACAAAACCCTGATGTTACTTTGGAAAACATAAATGATTAAATATAAATTTAATGAAGATAAAATATTAAAAGATATTAAAGACTATATTGATTTAACTTACAATCAACATTATGGCAATGGTAAGTATCAGGCAACAGATATGATTATTGATTCTGGTCATGGCGAGGGCTTTTGTATTGGTAACATTATGAAGTACGCTATGAGATACGGAAAGAAAGATGGTAAAAATATAAAAGATTTACAAAAAATTATTCACTACGCAATTATTAATATATATTTAGAACAGGAGGTAGATAATGAGCGTTAAAACAACAGGATTCCAAACAGTAGAAGTCGGAATGTACATAGACAAAAAGAAAGTAGTTAAGATAGAACATACAGACTATGGTAAATTTAAGTCTGGAGTTAGACCATATTTAAAATTAATAATGGAAGATGGCTCAGAAATATATAACTCTACAATGTTACATGGAGAATTAAAAGATGGTTGAAGATAAAGTAGGAACTAAACCTTATCTAGGGATAGTAATAGATTACGATAAAGAAAAGAAGCTAGATAAATTTAGTTTAGATACACTCAAGGACAGATACTTCTGGGATGATGAGACTCATGCTCAAGAAGCTTTTGCTAGAGCTGCAGTTTTTGGAGCTACTTTTAAAGGCGAGACAGACTTTGAATTAGCACAAAGACTTTACAACTATAGCTCTGACCTTTGGTTTATGTTTAGTACTCCTATACTTAGCAATGGTGGCACAAGTCGTGGTCTTCCTATCAGTTGCTTTTTAAATTATGTTCCTGAT